TCGCCGATCTAAGAGCTGATATCGATGCAGTACAGGCAGGACTTAAAGCGTACATCGCTAGGGCAGATGCTGCTGCTGCGAGAGTTGACGCCAGGCTTGCCGAGTTGGAGAAGATCAAGCCACAACCACCGCCGATACCACCGAAGCCACCGGACCCCCCGCAGCCGCCGGCCCCGATCCCACTGGCCGGGTTCCGGGTGATGGTGATCTACGAGAGCGAGGCGGCGCTCCCATCGAAGCAGCAGGCAATCTTGACCGGCAAGGAGGTCAGGGACTATCTCAATTCGAAGTGCATCCCGACACCAGACGGAGCGAAACGTGGGTGGTATATCACCGACAAAGACGCAGACTTTTCCGGCGAATCGAAAACGTGGCAAGATGCCGTGAAGCGACCCAGGACTACTTTGCCCTGGGTGATAGTATCAAACGGTGTCGCTGGGTTCGAGGGGCCATTGCCGGAAGATGTTTCCGCTATGATGGCCCTACTCAGAAAGTACGGTGAAAAATGAGTGAGATTCCAATTTTAACTGAAGACAACATCGATGAAATGTCCATAATTGGTGGGGTGCATATGTCGCGGGGCCTCGTGCAGAGGAACTATGCGGCCTACCCGCCCGGCTACCTGAGTATCGCACCGGTGTTCAGCGAGGCCATGTTGTTGCCTGAAAATGAGTGGACCAGCCGATTGAAGGACCAGCAAGATGCGAAGGCGTCCCTCTACGATATTCGCGAGGCAAACTACGATGTCTTGAAGTCGATGAACCAGGACGGTCTTGGCCTGTGCTGGGCGTTCTCGACTACCAAAGCCGTGATGTACCTCCGGGCGCTGATGAACGCAACTCCGGTGGCCCTGTCAGCATGGTACGTTGCCGGGATCATCAATGGATGGCGTGACCGTGGCGGTTGGGGCGCGGCGTCTCTAGACTTCATTGCCGAAAAGGGCGTGCCGGAACTGCGGTTCTGCCCTGAGTACCGCAGGAACTACGATACCGAAGAAACGCGCAATGATGCTGCCAAGCATAGGGTAACTGAATGGTGGGACGGCACGCAAAGCCGCGATCAGAACAAGCGCATCATGTTAACGGCGTTCCTGTTGGGGTTGCCGCCAGTGCTCGACTACAACCACATCTCCCATTCAATGTGTGGTTGCCGATTGGTCAGTGTGGACCCATTGGTCGTAGACTGTGACAATAGCTGGGGAGAAGGTACCGGGAATAAGGGACTCTACCGTCTGGAGGGTAGCCGGGCGGTCCCGGATGGGATCGTGATCCCAAGAGTCCCGATGGCAAACTAACACGGAGGACTTTCACATGTACGGGTTATTTATCGCAATTTTGCTATTTGTTCCGCCCCAAGCCCCGTTACCTCTCCAGAGTCCGCCGCTCGTGGAGCCGGCGAGGACTTACGCCGATGCCTATGCCGATGCCATCGAAACCAACAAGCCACTAATTGCCTTTGTTAACTCGGACTATCGAAATGTGTCTGGATGCGTGACAGTCAAAACAAAGGCGCTCGAGTTCGCAGAGGGATCGATCACTGCCGGTATTGTGGTTAGCAGGCCAGTTGGCGGCATCCTTGAGTACGTTACTACGCTTGGCGCCGGCGCTAGCGACAGCGAGATATTGCGAGCAGTGAAGGGGGTGAGCCGACAGGCGGCCCCTTTCGGCAGGAACGGCTCTTCCGGCAAACAGTCCGCTCGGCTAACTGCTGACGCTGATGAAGCAATCCGCAGTTTGCGGAGGGTTGCCCCGGAGTTGGCCGAATACCTCGCGGCGCTCGAACAATATCAATCGGCCACAAAAACGCAGGTTACGTTCCGGAGAGTGACTGGCTACATTGCGCCAGCTGATAGGTCGTTGGTCGAAGAAAGATGGAACGTTCCTGGTGGTCTACTCGGCGTCCGTGGATGGACCAGCGCTCTTTTTCGCTCACAGCACAGACCGAGGGTGTTTCTCGCCAGGCAGTCTCCGTATTCTGATGTTGATGCCGTGACGTGGTATAGGGAATATCCAAATGGGACTACGTTTGCCGATGTGCTACAGAACGATGCAGGCGAGGTCTTCGAGGCCCGCATCGCCGAGAAGAGGGGTGGGAAGTGGGATCGGTATGTCGCCTACCGCAACGCGGCACACAGACCAGCCGGTTACTTACCACCAAAGCGATCTGCCTGCGAGTCATGTCACTCACAGACGGGTATCGCGGTCTATGGCGGCGCGGCAATCCCAGGTGGCGATGGGGTTTTTTCTGATCCGTATCACCATTTAGAGGCAGGGCAGACGGTACAATTTGGCAACGGACTCAGTTTAGAATGAATGTGAATAGTAAATTTACAGAAAAGGAGAAAGACAATGGACCTAATCGTAAAAGTGAAATCCCTGATTGCAGCAGTACGAGATGGCGACTGGTCAACTTCGGTTGCGTTGACCCTGCAAATTCTGACGATGATTTTGCAAGGCATGCAAGGCCCGCGACCAATGATGGCAATTGACAAGGAAATCCTTGACAATTCCACTCAAGAGGAATTATGCGCAGAACTAGAAAATTGCTGCGAGACAATCGAGGCTGACGCTGGTGATGTAGCTAGGCCGCGTCCTGTTCTAGACAAGATACTCACCATTCTTTTGGCATTGTTGGCAAAACTGATCGGGCTGTGAGGAATACATCGATGAATCAGATGGGGTGCTTATTAATCCTTGTACTTCTGTTTGTTCGTGTACATCCTATTCCTGAAAAAGATCAGCTTGCCAAGTCATCGTGGCAGACCAATTACGGTACGTTAACTATTCAGAGAGGGGTCATCCGTTTGGACGGTCCAATATGGACAGCAGACGGAAAGTTCTTGCGTGATGGAGCAATTCTGTTATCTTGGGAACAACGGAAATCTGGTCAGATGGGGTTCGGTCTATACCGATGGGATGAATGCGGCTGGCGCGGAACATGGGGAGTTGATTCTGTGTTTTGTACTCATACCGAGAAAATTCTTCCGAAACCGAGAGGATTTCTGATGAATGATTTCATAAGGATTACTCCATGATGCGGAACAGTCGAAATTCAAATTGTCACTCCATGTTCATTTCGGTTCGCGTGGAAATGCGGAATACGAACGTCATGGTGAAGTGCAGGTGATTTTATGTCCACAACCGTTGATATCCTGAACAATCTCACCATGTCCAGCCAGGGACGCACGGTTGCCGCCAAGCAAGGCGCGGCTGCGAATGACGCGGCAGATGTGGTTAGTATCACGGTGGATGGTGTCATTCATGACATGATTGGATCGCTGGCCACGGCAACCGTTGTGACGGTCTGGGATGATGACAACGACAAGCCGGCAGATTGGGATTATCTTTTCTTTTGGGCCGACGTGGACATGTACATCCAGATCATCGGCTCAACGACCAACGTCATTTTCAAGGTTCTCGCCAAGGTTCCGTTCACTCTCACCTATGATTCCATGCTAGCCGCGGCAGACACAACAATTATTACAGGCGGCACCGAGCCGACGTTAACGGACATCGATTCTGTTGTGATCGGGAACTACAGTGGGGGAACCGGAAACTACGTCTTTGCGGTTTTTGATTGACGCGCCACTTGACAGTAATGATCGATGACTGTAACATCGCATCAACATCTCTTGGCAGGAGATAGGCAAATGTTGCAATGGCTATTGAGACGGATACGACAAAAATCCAGATAGCTAACCTATCTGCTCCAACTCCCGAAGTTGCCCCAGAAACTGCCGTGGACGAAGGTGATCTTTCGTTCTTGGATGACGTTCCCGAAACTCCCGCCGAAACTGTTGCCGAAAAAACCACACCGGAAACAGAATCAACCCCCGTCAAACCTTCCCCGGAAAATCAACCGGAACCCGTCACGTCCAGGCAAACTCATCCTCCTGCCCTCGTCGAAGCCGCGCGCAATCTCGGTATCGACGAGCGGCACATCGATGGCGTGTCCACAGATGCGTTATTCAATGTCGTGATGCAGCTTGCGACGCGCGCCCCTGCTCTGCCGAATCCCGTTCAGCCCGTTGTCCAGGAAGAGGATGACGATGCGGCAATCAAATACCTCGATGAAGAGGTTGGGGCCGACAAGAAACTGGTTAACCTCCTCCGCAGGCAATCCCAAAAAATCAAGCAACTCGAAGGCACGAATAAGCGAATCGAGCAGATCGAGCAGCGTGATGCACATCGCCAGGCCGTAACCACTGAATCAGCCATCGAAGAAGCCATTGAAGAACTCGGACCTGACTACGAGCCGTTTCTTGGCAAAGGTCCACTCCGGCAAATGGCAGACTCCGACGAAAAGGCGAGCCGTGTTGACGTTTACAAACTCGCCGGCATCGACATGGCCAACGATGCACCGTCCGTAGCCAAGCGGAAGTACAAGGCAACAGCGGCCCGGATTTACAAGAAGGTTATTGCAGCGGTCAAAACCGCGCCCAAGGAAAACGTCTACGATCCGATCGCTGGCAAGCCTGGCAAGACCAAGCAACCAACGGCGGAAGAATGGGATCGTGGCGGCATGGGCAAGGCTGGCGGGTCGAAGTCCAAACGCGACGAGACCCTTGAGAAAATCGTGCAGGACGCCTATCGCGAACGAAACATCGTATTTAACGGGTCCAATCCCAAAGAAGACTTCGACGGCATCCCGGACTGAACCGGAACCGTCCTACATAAAGGGAATTCGACATGGGTATGAATCCTGAAAATTTTGGTGATTTGGCAACCCTCACGATCACCAACTTCAAGCGCAAGTCCTATACGAACCTCATCACGGACCGGACGGACTGTCCCGCAGCCAAACAACTTATCAAAAAATCCAGGATGGAGGCCACGGACACGGCTGGCTTGACGTTCAATTTCAAGGTTCGCATGGGGACGTCGAATTCCTACCAGCACATCACGGCATCCTCGCCGGACGTGTCTGGCATGACCGACGACTTCGTGTCGGCAACCAACAACTTCCGCAAAATCCAGACGTCGTATTCCTTCATCGAAGAATTCGTCGATTTCAACGGAGGCCCTCTCCAGATCATCGATCTGGTCAAGGCCAAGGAAGACGGCGCCGATGCCGATTTCATTGAAGGTATCGAAACGGACTTCTGGGCTTTCACGCCAGCGACCGATACCAACGGCTTTCGCTCCCTACCGTACTGGTGTCACAAAAACGCGACCGAAGGCTTCAATGGCGGCATCCCCACGGGCTACGACGATGTTGCCGGCTTGTCACCCACGACATGGCCTCGGTGGAACAATTACACCTTCGCGTTCACGAATATCTCACTTGACGATGCCATTCAGAAGATGCGCGAGATGGCGGTCAAGACGTTCTTCAAACCGTCCGTTCCGGTCCCGGGATTAGCCGATAGCAGCAATCGCCGGAACTACTACACGAATTACGACAACGTGCAGGTGTTCGAAAACGTCCTCGACTCCCGAAACGACAACCTGGGAACCGACGTCGCAAAGAACGATGGCATGGCGATGTTTCGGCGCGCGGCCATCGAGTACGTCCCAGAACTTGACCGCGATACCACGAACCCGATCTACCAGATCGATTGGGACAGCTTCAAAATCATGGTCAAGTCGAAGTGGTGGCAGAAAAAAACCATCCTCAAGCCGTACCCAGGCCAACGCAACCAGATCACCGTGTTCAAGGACACGTACATGAATTTCATCTGTCTGAACCGCCGAAACCTCGGAGTGGGTTCGACTGGCGTCACATACCCGTGATCGGTTTGAACTATTCGGAAATTCCGAATAGTTGGGCATCAAGATTCATTGGAGATCAGCCATGTTCGATATGTTCAAGCCGACGTGCAAGACACTTTCCAAGCGGGCGCGCCGGGCAATCCGAAAGGCCATCGAATGCCAGGATGCCAAGGACATTGCGGAGTATAACGAAATGCTCGCCTACGAAAAGGCCTACGGGCCAATTCGCCCGATCGCTGGCGGGTCTGTCAACACGCTTCCGATGGGGCGCACGGATGCCGTCGATACCGGGCGAGGGGAATCAGCGGCCATCTGGTACGATTGCCCGCAAGCTTCGATTCGTGACAGTCTCGGCGTCGGCATGAAGTTCGAGGACGATATGACTATGGTCGGCAACGCCGTTATGTCCTCCGCGTACACGGAATCGATTGGTCAATGGTCAGCCTATGGCTACGCCGGAGCAACCATCACTGACGCACAAAAGGAAGGCGGTGTTGTCCAACTTCAGGCCGATGGCGACAACGAAGGGCTGGCAATCTATTCTTCGACCGGTTCATTCCGGTTGGTCACGACCTCTACGCTGGCGCTCAACCGGAAGCTCTGGTACGAATGCCGCGTTGCTCGATCCACGATCACCACAGACAAAATCGACGTTTTCGCTGGTTTGATGACGCCGGAGTTGTCATCTGGCTTGCCTGCCTCGGCGATCCCAATTACAACCACCGACGACACGCTTTCCACGACTCCGAGTTTTCTCGGATTTCACTCGAACAGTAACACGGCAACCCGCGGCGGTCCGACCGAAGTTGCGGTGGCCTTCAACCTAGCGGCCGGCACGATCAACTACCCGACAAACTGCACAACACTCATGGGTTCCACAGGGAATGATGTGCTGACAGCGGGCGGATTCGTGAAACTGGGCTTCCGCTTCGATCCCGATGGTCCGCTTAAGAGAGTTTCCTCGGCAACGGCCAGGCAGACGGCTGGCACGATTCGCCGGGCGCTGATCCGGTTCTTTGTCAACAACCTCGAGCTGCCGACGTTCCTTTCGAGCGAAGATGTTGCCAACGCCACGGCAGCGCAGGCTTTCCCAACGGGTTTCATGACGCCGGTCTTTGCCATGATGAACACGGCGGCGGCGGGTGGCACGTTCGATATCGATTGGGTCAAGTGCTTCCAACTGGCCAATTCGTAAGGGGCCAAGATGAACTCGACACTTGCTCTGAAAAAAGCCGACTACGAAAGCGAAGTTGGCGACTTCATGGGCTGGGGACGTGGCGAGGATGCCGGGGATTCGGCCTGGACAACGCGGCAGTTGACCTTGATTCGCATGGATGTAGCCTCTGGGCTTCGGACTTTCTACTACGCGCATCCCTGGTCCTTCATGCAGCCGTTCGCAAATGTGACCCTTCTCGAAGGAAACACGATTGCTTCGCTGCCAGATGACTACGGCGGAGTGAATGGCGGGGCAAAGGTCGATGTCAAGGATGAGTCAGAGACATTTGTGAGAAGTCTCTACTTCGGCAATCCGGCAAAAGTGGTGCGGGCGCTGGCTGAGACCCAAACGACGGGATCGCCAACAATGCTTGCGATGCGGCCAGTAAAGACGCTGACTCCTGGGAAGATGCAAAAGGATGAGCTGGTTGTCTTCCCGGAAGCGGATCAGGATTACACGCTGGTCTTTCCGTACTTCTTCACGCCGAATTACCTCCTCGACGTGACACAACCGTTTGCCCTGGGAGGGGTGGACCATCATGAAACGATCCTGGAATGTTGCTTGGCTGTTGCCGAGCTTCGCCGGGACAATCAGCTTGGCGTCCATAATCAGAAAGCCGAGATGCTTCTGAAAAAGTCAATCTCCTCGGATCAACGGAAGAATCCGACCTCGATGGGCTACAACGGGGATCGAAGCGACGACCTGGGCAACGACATTTGGAACGGCCACGGTTTGAACAATGAAGGCGGCGGCCTTGTGATAAATGGGGTCCGGTATACGTAAGGGGTCAACGATGTCTGGACAAATCAAAATCGGGTTTAACGACCCAAAGGGAATACTCATCAAGCACCCTTCGCGTGGAGCTTTGCTTGCCGAAGGGTTAACGGTTCCCGCAGACGCATCAACCGGCTATGCTCCTGGGTGTATTTTCCTGCACACTGACGGTACGGCCGGGGCCGTGGTGTACGTTAACGACGGTACGTCAACATCTTCCGAATTCAACGCGATTTCCATCACGGATGACGGTGTTTTTTCGGCCAGTACGACGTCAGTTGTTTTCAACGAAGATTCAAACGACATGGATATCCGTGTCGAGTCAAACGCCAACGCGAACTTCCTGAATATCGACGGGAGCGGTCTCCTCAACGGGCAACTGGCTATCGGCGCTGCGGTCCCCACCAACCCGCAGGCGACGGTAGCCTTGCTTCCTCCGGCCAACGCGACCGGTGTAACGGCGGATCAATCGTACTATCACGCCACTCTGCTTCCGGGCGGCGCGACAACGATCCCCACGGGAACCGCTCCCATTGTCGCTTCGTTGAACGTCGCCGAGCCGAACATCACCGCGACCGGAACCGTTACCGTGGGCGCCACGGTTCGGATTGCCGACGCTCCAACCGAAGGCACTGATAACTTTTCCTTGTGGGTGGATGCCGGCGCTTCTCGCTTCGATGGCGATGTGGTTGTCGGGGCGGCCTCGGTTCCTACCAATCCACAGGCCAGTTTCGCGGTACTGCCGCAAACTCGAACGGCGACGGCGAACCAGTCCTACTTTCACGCCCAAATTCTCGCGACGGGCGGGGCAATCACAGTTCCGGCCGGGACAGCTCCCGTCGTAGCATCCCTGAACATTCACGAACCAAACATTACATCCACAGGCACAACGACAGCAGCCTGCACGCTGCGTATCGTGGATGCTCCGACCGAGGGATCATCGAATTATGCGCTTTGGGTCGATGCCGGCGTGACTCGACTTGACGGCAATCTGGAGTTTTCGGCGGCTCTGGACGTGGTAACGCCGGCGAACACGGCGGCAGCGTTGGAAATCAATGACGGAACAACGGCGTTTGTTGCGCTCGACACCAGAAACACGGTCACAGTTCAGAACGTGATTATCCAGGGGCCGGCGTCCCAGACGCTTCCGGACGGAGCGACTTCAAGACTTCGGGTAGTTTCGATCCCGGCAAAGACAGTGACATTGGCCGGAACGACCCAAGTAACCACCGAAAACCTCGGCATGCAAGTGTTTATCGACGCTCCGACCGTGGACCAGTCGGGCGGCGCCGTGACGGTTGACCGGGTGTCAGCGCTCCATGTCGGCACGCCAGTCGCCGGGGCTTCGGTGACAATCACCACGAACCACATCATTTCGACCGGTACGGCGGGGTGTTTCTGCACGGCGGCGGGCGCTTGGACCGACACCTCAGGGGAAGATGCCAAAGAAGGCATCATTGACGCCGATCTCGATGATGTCGTAGCTGTACTGGACGAAGTGAAGATCAAGAAGTTCCGCTACAAGGACTCCTCGGACGGCGGCGGCACTCGTTACGGCGGCATTGCCGAGTATGTCCCTGATGAAATTGCCATGCCAGGACGCAAGGGCATCGCGGCCCGTGACGTGGCCTGGCTAGCCGTGGCCTCGGCCAAGCATCTTCGGGCGGAAAACGCCAATCTGCTGGCAAGACTCGAAGCTATCGAGGCGAAACTGAATCCTGTTTGATCTCCGTACCCGGATCGACAACCGAGACTTCGCGCCGAAGTCAATATCCTGCCAAGGCGGTTGAGGATTACGGGGCGGTTTCCTTGGGGCCGTCGAGTCGAGTAAGCGGCTCGACGGCTTTTCTTTTGGAGCGAACCGATGAACCAGTTGGTACGAGCCGTCCGAAGGTGGCGAGCGACAAATGAGAACGCGTCTGGGTTCGCGTCGAAGATTCCCACGATCACCGAGCCTTCGGGTGATGGCATTCTCGATCTCGCGAAAATGAGTATTGTTCCTAAGCTGCTCAAGATTTGGCCGATTCTGCTGGGGGCAGATGATGACGTTTCTTCGATGCGGCTCATCGGTTGGCATCAGTGTCTTTTGGCTGGGTCAACGACACTTTGGTTTCCAACGATCATCGGAGAGTTTGTTTGCACCGCAAGCACGGCTGTTGGGATCGCAGCAGCGGCGGTCCTGGACACGGAGCGATTTTGCGATACGATCACGCCGGTCGCGGCGCGAATCGAAGACTACGTGATTGGGGCAGGGACAGCTTTGATGAGTGACGTTGCCATCCTTTCGCCGGCAAACAATACGCCGGGTCATATCATCCTTGCGCCCAGGGCGTTCGAGAAACTTGAATTGACGAGTGACCAGACAACAGGTACGGCGACTTTCAACGCTCTTTACGCCTTTCTCGAAGAATGAGGTACTCTATGCCTCGTCGCCAACAACCCTCTGGTGAAAAACAGCTCAGCATAAACTTTCCGCTTGCCGGTCTGGATGAATCGCGTGCTTTCCAGATGCAAAGGAAAGATACTACTCCGAGCGCTCTGAATGTTGTTGGTTTTGATCCTGTAACCGATCGCGCACGCGGGGGGGTGCGGGAGGGGTTGTCGAAATACATGTCGGTGAAGGCTGTAGGGTCTTACAGCATCCAGGACATCAACCACCTTATCACAAGTAGTGTCGTTTCCTCAGTAGCCATTGGGCAGTTTGTGTACTCTAAAGGAACCAGTAACGGATTCGGGATAGTGTCGTCAGCGGGCGCCGAAATTGCAAATGGGGGGGTGTTGAGTAGTTATCGAATGCAATGCAGTTGTTGGGATGGTGATAATAATGTGTACGTGGCGATGTGGACGGCTGGAACGGCCAAAATTTACAAGGTTAGTGCAACTGGTGTTGAGGCGTGGGTTACAACAGGGATTTCAACGTCATCTTCGGCAAGGGCCGTTGTTGGCATGGTGGTAATAGGCGACTACCTTTACGTTGCGATAAAGCACTCATCGTCACCAGTGGCAAGAATTTACAAAATATCAGTTTTTGATGGGTCTATTTACGGAGGAACATACTGGAAAAGTACAACTGATTTTTCTGATATGCAGTTCTCCTCTAATTCGCATAACTGCCTTGGGTCTGTTGGAACGCTACTTGGAGTTGATTCAGAAAATGGAACAACATGGACTTTCTACATTATCAATACGACTGACGGAACACTTTCAGCGTCAGCGTCCGAGGCGTCGGTTTCAATTGCATCGCATACAGGTGTCGAATCTGATAGTACCTCATTCTTTTACGAAATAAACTCTGACAAGATAAGAAAAATTTCCTCTGATGGAACAGTTGCGTGGTCCGTTACTATTACAACGACAATTGGCATTGCGTTTGATTCAGTAGGCGCAAGAGTTGTCACGACTAATACAGCCACACCTTACATCAGGACTTACCTTTTAACTGATGGTACGGTTAGTACAACGTCAACTGCTGGCAGCAAATTCTTTGACCATATATTTTGTGATGGCTTGGGTGAGTTTATTTTGTGGGGTTCATCAGACGCCAGCTTGGACATCATGCGTCTGAATACAGGACTTGCGGCAGAGTGGGGACCAACTACGTTTGCAAATGCAGATCATAATGGGTCATCTGTAAATCGCGGGGTCGGTCTTGTTGGTACGTCTATGCTCAATTCCAGGCGAATCACGCCTCTTGTTGTGAGCAATGGGGAAATCAGAAAATTCACAAGCTCAGGCTCAACTGCGATTGCTGGAGGATCGGCGGCATTATCGACCTTGGCTCATGTTGTGTTTAGTGCGCAGAACGGCGGTAGTATGTTCTATGCAGACGGAACAGCCTACCGCTATTACGATTCGATTTCCGATACCGTCAAGGCGTGGGTGGCAACAGCGGGGGCTATGCCAAGAGACTCGGCAAACATCCGGGCTAGGTTAATTTGTCCTTGGAGGGGACGGATTGTTTTGGCTGGGTTGATTTACGATTCGCAAAACTGGTTTATGTCGGCGGTTGGCGATCCTTTCGATTGGGATTACGCGGCAGTTGATTTGCCTCCGACGATGGCGGTTGCTGGCAACAACTCGCCGGCCGGACTGGTCGGAGATACCATCAATTGCATTTATCCTTACAGCGACGATATGCTGTTTATTGGTGGAGATCATACCATCTGGGTTCTGCAAGGTGACCCGATGGCTGGAGGGCAGATCGACCAAGTTACTGATTCAATGGGATGCGCCTGGGGGAGGCCGATTTGCAAAGGCGGTCCTGATGGGACGATTTACTTCTTTGGTTCTCGCGGTGGCGTCTATCAGATGTCCAAGGGCAGCAAACCAGTTCGGATAAGTCAGCAAATCGCTCGGCGTCTTGAAAACATCAACATGAACACGTCCATCATTAGGATGACTTATGATGAGCGTCGGCAATGGCTCTGCTTGCTTATCACCCCGCTCGACTCGACGGATACCACGACACACTATATCTGGGAAGCAAGAACAAACGCATGGTGGCCTGTTGAGTTTGGGAACACCGATCACAATCCAAAAGTCCTTCACGTCTTCGACGGCGATGATCCTGATGATCGCGTAATCCTTCTTGGATCATGGGACGGATACCTCCGGTTCTTCGACCAGGCAGCAACAAGGGACGATGGAACGAATATCGAGAGCTACGTGATGTTCCCGCCTCTCCTGACAGCCGATCAGAATGAATTGATGCTTCAGGAGTTGCAGGCTATCATGGACGCGGACGCGGAAGACGTGACGTTCACGGTCCACGTCGGGCGCACGGCGCAGGAAGCGGTCAGCGCGGCGGCGACATTTACAGGGACATTCGCGGCAGCACGGAATTACTCTGAGTATATCCGTCGCGCGGGCCACACGATTTTCATAAAGATCGCGTCCACGGACCGATGGGCAATGGAACAGATGCGGGCCGTTCTCGAAGGAACCGGCAAGGTTCGCCAGAGGGGGCAATGATGGGAACGATAAACGAATGGATGAAGTTGGCATTTGGCCACAAAGGAGACGACCCAGAAGCAAGGTATTTTATAAATGGCTCTTACTACCGTGGTGGCGACGATAAAAGTATCGTGGATAGTGATGATTATTCGGAAAAGATTTATCAAAGGCTGTTGAGTCTAGATACTGTCACAAAGCCGAGTCAATCCCTTGGCCCGCCCACATCTCCAGTCGGTGACTCCACAGTTCCAGGGGTTTCCATCGGCACGGCGGTCGGCCCGGATGATGACCAGGGCGTACAGGTTGGCCCAACATTTGAGCAGGAATGGACGGATCGGCTCGACAGATCAGGAGAGGAGTATCAGAGGTATCTTGACAACGCGAATTCAGATATAACAGGGAACATGAACGGAGCCGGATCGGGGGGCGGCGGCTCTGGCGTGGGTGGCGGGGGGGGCGGCAATAGGAGCGGATTCGGCGGTGACGGTGGCGGTGGCGGTGGTGGTGGTCGGACAGCAGCTCAGCAAGCTTCTGACTGGCTTCGACAACAAAAACCGTCGTTTACTAAATGGGGATTGGATCATGCCGGTCCAGGAAGGGACGCATTATTCAAAACCGGATTTTCTTGGAAAAACGGAATCGGTCAGTATCCAGGTACAAGCGGTGCAGGCGGCTGGTCTGCCATAGGTGGAGGATCAGGAATGTTACTCGATCAATACGGCAATACCATCGGCGATACGGGCCTTGGCATGGCGTACAACAACGCTTACGCCTCGGCTCTGGCGCAGAATCAAAAGCTCTACAGTGACATCCTCGCTGGATACCAGGAAGGTGCGGCGAGAAGTGGCGAGAGGCAGGCCGGGATCCAGGGGCTGATTTCTGGGATCGGTTCCGATCAGCAGCAATTGCTCGCGAACCAGTACGCCAAACAGCAGGGGGCCTCGACGCAAAACCTCATTTCCCGTGGGCTGGGAAACACGACCGTGGTTGATGCCGTACGCCGTGGAAACACGCAAACCTACGATCTAGCGCAAAACAACCTCGCGAATCAAATTGCCCAGACACGGGCCGGATATCTCGGCCAGGCCGATACATCCCAGACAAACCAGCAGATGCAAAAGTTGAACTGGATGAACACGATCCAGGCGCCCTACCCGAACGCTGGTCAATATGCGGCGATCGCGCAGCAACAGGGCCAGCAGCAAGCCGCGGCAAGAAATTATGCCCAGCAACAGCAACTTTTGCAACAGCAGCGGGCGGCAAACCAGATCAACCAGACGCAATACGATGCTGCCATATTGCAGCAACAGCAGGCCTACCGAAATTACCAGAATCAACGGCAAGCANCGNTNTGACTACCAGAATCAATTAGCCATGTCGGGCGGCTATGGCGGCGGTGGTACGTCAGGCGGGAATGCTGTTGGCGATAGTGGGAACTATGTGGGTGGATGGCCAGATTACTACGACCCGGCAATGTTGCAGGAACAGTACGACTACTTCTCTCCAGGGTATACAGGCGGCGATTACTACGACGGATACCAAACCCAAGAGCCGCCTCTCGGAGATAATTACTACGACCCGGCAATATTGCAGGCGCAATACGACTACTTCTCTCCAGGGTACACTGGTTATGCCCGTGGCGGCATGATCACGAACCAGCCTACGGTTATCGTCGGCGAGGGGTCGAAGAAGCATCCCGAATTTGTCATTCCCACTGATCCGAAGCACCGGGCGCGCGCGGTTGCTTTATGGAAGGCGGCCGGGAAGAAGATCGGCGTCAATGGAATGGAGGAAGGCGGGATGGTTCCGTGGAATGACGAAAACCCTTATAGGGAACCGGAACTGCATCTACAACGGGGAATTCAGGGACCAAGGCAATCTCCGGAGCAAGTGACCGAAGAGGAAAGAATTCGGCGGCAGAACGAAGAGTTGGCTCGACAGGGGCCGTGGAATGATGAAGACCTCTATAGGGAACAATTGGCCCGCGCGGAGGACAATGCCTATCAGACGATGCAACTGCCTGCGCAACGGCAACCCGGTTTCCAGATGCCGATGATTCGTAACGTTGAACCGCAGCAGCTTCAACAGATACTGCAACGCCAATCGCCAAGGCCAACGCAACAGCCGCAACAGGGATATGGTTACGTGAGCGGTGAACCTGCATACGGGAATGTACCACCAGCGTACCAATTTCAGCCGCAACAGCAGTCACAGTCACAGTCA